AGGATGTAATTTTTATGCACGACCAAAACACAATCAATGACAATGAAAGTAAACAAGACAAATGGAATCGGGGGTTGGATCTATTTGTAGAATCAGTTCTTAAACCAGATCCATCCTTGCGACAGTGTGCTCACAATCAACGTTGTTATCATGAACTAATGGATGTACGACAAGATGTGCTAAAATATCTTAACAGTTTGCGCTGGCATTAAGAATGAAGTTAGATAATTTTCCTCCTGTTTATTACATTACACTTGAAGATTCTAAATTAAGACAGGAGGTAATGGAAAATCAGTTAGAGTCTTTTGGTGTAAAGGATTACACTAAATTTATTGCATTTGATGGTAGAAAAATAGATTTTTGTGAAACATTAGATATTAGACATCGTTTTGATGATTTTCATGGAGAATTTGATTCTGGTGTAATTGCCACGATGCTTTCGCACATGTATGCTATTAAGTATTGGTTGCAAACATCTGATAGTCCTACTGCTGTATTTTTTGAAGATGACATTAATTTGAATACATGTCATTTTTGGAACTTTACCTGGGATGACATCATGGAAAAGGTTAATGAGAAAGAACCTGGGTGGCAAGTCATTCAACTATCTCTAATCAGAACTGATGATGCCGAAATTGCTTTAGACGAGAAGGATCTTCGCTTTCGTAGAAGAACATGGTATAATTGGTCTGCGGGAGCATATATGATGACTCGTGGATATGCAGAAAGATTAGTCGCAAATCATATTCCAGAAGAAAATGTATTGAATACAGATCTTCTTGACCATAGTGAGGTTTTTCCTTGCATTGAGAATATGTTATATGTTGGTGCAAGACCGTTTGAATATACAATACCGTTGTTTGTTGAAAATGTAAACTTTAAGTCAACTTTTTATCCTAAATTTATAGAACAAGATAGAAAGAATGGTCAAATTCATAGTTCTGATTTTGTGTATAATTGGTGGAAAAAGAATGGTCCAAACTTAGACTTTGATTGGTTTATGCGATTCAAAAATGCAAGGTATTGGGAAACAAATGAAGATTGACAACAACGTTATTCCTGTTCTGATGTTCTTAGGTGTAATTTTTGCTACACTGTGTGTGATCATTATGGGTTATATTCATGGAAACATGAATGTCGGCGCTGTCTGGCATAACATACATAACTTTAATTGACATGGAATTGATTAAACCTGATGATCCTCAATACTTTGAGCAATCATCTTACGATGATTATGATCGACACCATTACCGGGTGGTATCAAAAAATGGTGAATCTATAGTCGTGGAAGATTACATGATGGCAAGGGAGATATGGTGGAACAGAAAGACTTTCCTTTCACATATTGAAGTGCTAGATAAGAAAAAGAAATCAAAAGGTTTCAAATGAATTTCACACCCCAGGAACTTAAGTATCTTAATTATGTTTTATCTTGTGCCACTAATTATACTATTGCTAGAGGTGAGCAAATCGATTTTCCAGGGGTAAAACATAAGAAACTAAAAGAAAAAATAGAGATGCTATGTCATCGAATGTATCAATGAGGTCATGCTATGTACGAAGAACTAAATTGTTTTGAAGAAGCACTGAAGCACTTTGGCACTCGTGTTGAAGTTATCTGTGCCATGGAACTTGGGGGCAGAATCAATGCTGAGGATGCTTATCAAATGATCAAGGAAGAACTTAAAGCTTTGAAAAAAGTAAGAAAGAAAATTAAAAATGATCCTGATTATGGATTTGAATATACACCTATTCCAGAAAAGGATTGATGTGGTATAATAAAAGAAAAAAGATATGACTCTAGAATTTCACAATGTTGATTGCATCACCTTCATGGAAGGATTAGAAGATAATAGTGTCACAATGACATTGACTGATATTCCATATGATGTTGTCAATAATTATGAATGTGGTATTCGTGAGTACAATAAAGGCAAGGCAGATGTTTTAACATTTGATTTGCAATCTTTTATTGATGAAACTATTCGTGTCACATCTGGTAGCATTTATGTGTTCTGTTCTACAGAACAAGTAAGTCAACTTCGCAGTGAATATGCAAAGGCAGGACTTTCTACACGTTTGTGTATTTGGGAGAAGACTAATCCTGCACCAGTTCATGGTGATAAGTTTTGGTTGTCTTCGTTAGAATGTTGTGTCTTTGCAAGAAAATCAAAAGCAACATTCAATGAACATTGTTCTTCTTCCGTTTGGCGTGAAGCAATCGAAAAGTCAGTGAAGCATCATCCAACACCCAAACCAATCAAGTTGCTTGCTAGAATTATTAAAGCGTCTACAAATCCTGGTGACACAGTTCTTGATCCTTGCATGGGTTCCGGTACAACTGCCATGGCATGTAAAGGAACAAAAAGAAATTTCATTGGGTGTGATTTAGACGAAAAGTATGCTACACTGGCAGAGTCCTGGGTCACTGGGATGGGTGAAGAAAAAATAGAACAAACATGGAATGGAGTTGCTGATGGCAATTCACCTGGACCACTTGAATCACTTTTTTAATCATGCCTACTTCTTCTTACACTGAACGCCGAGTTAAACACTCCGAAAACTATGTTCGTTCCAACTTAAGGGAGGACATCACACCCATCAAGAACAATGTTGTGAATCATCTGGATGTAGACATCATCACAGATCTGGGCACCGTTGATGTTCAATACACAAGCAGTGACTCACTTTTCGTAGATTTTATTTCAGTATTGAATCACACTGAATCTTGTGTTCTTCCTGGTGGTAAAAGAGATCATCCAAAATTCTGGAGACAAGTGAACCAGATGAATAAGGATCTAAAAGTATTCCAAAAGATGGGATACAATTTATCTGAAATTCTTAAATGTTTGGGTGAATACGCTGCCAAAGGTATCAAACCTGGCAAGATTATGAATGAAAGATATGATTATGTTGCATATGTAAAATATGTTGGGAAGAGTATGGTTGTTGAATGGGTGCGTATTCTTGATCTAAATTATCTTCGTTCTCTTCCTGCTAATCGGTTGCAAGCAGTTGCATTTAATCTTAAGGACAAATGGAACTCTTTGAATGATTTTCATCATAGTGCATATGTGAAATTCCGGGAATCAGATCTTGAAAAGGCAGATGTTACTCACAAGTTTATTCGATGAAGTTTCAATCTACCAATAGTTCTATTCTTGAACCCAAATCAGTAGAAATGGGATTCACTGTGGGAAAATACTCTGACCCACTAATGTATGCTGCTATTCCTATAGGTGGTAGTGATACAAAACTAATGATCATTCATCAAGGCAAACAACTTAAAATTTGTCGTAATCGTAAATCTGCAATGAACTTTATTGCAAAACACAGTAAGGGTAAATCAGTCGCTAAACTTCCTATTTAATATGCTTAATCAATTCACTGTCATTTTGAATCAAGACGGAACCTTTAACATTATGGTTGAAGGTAATCTTGTGCAAACAAATCTTCCAGCATCTGAGTTATCTCAAGTTGCCATGGAATTTAGGGAAAGTGTTACCGACATGATGTTTGCATTAGATAAACCAGAGTCAGTTAGTTAATTGACACAGCACCCTTGTAGGGTACTTTTTTTATTGCTATGATATGTAAAATCAATCAAACCTATGCCCAGTCTTAAAGAAAATTTTTCTACAGTTCTTTCTACTTACGACGTGAAAAAACCACCACGTCAGTCTTCTTTGATCGCACCTTGGTTGGGTATTGAACGCACTCCGTCTGGTATGTCTCAACGTGTTGGTAATTATCTTGAGGATTTATTTGCTCTTGATATGGGTGTTCAGAATAAATTGACACAAACTGATTATAAGAGTGGTCGTGACTATATGATTACTCACAATGGAATTGAACATCAAATTGACATGTTTGCACTTCCTAATATTTGGATAGAGTTAAAGAAATATGTGCATCGTGAGTTAAAAACAAATACTGACCTTGATCGTGGAAAGAAAGTTCATGTTTTGGAGAGAGAAAAGGCAATTTGTGCATGGATGAAAGCCAAGGGTTTGGTATATGATAGTGGTATCTTTTGCCCTTTCTTTTATGACAAAGGAAAAAATGTAAGTGGACTTGGTTGGGTTGATGGTTTGCAGTGGTATGTTGATACATTCAAACCGTCTTGGACTGTTCAAGATTTCAAAGATCTTGGACGTGATCCCGATACTCATCGTAAACTGGGATTAGTGTGATATAATAAACTATTGACCGAGTACTTATGAAACCTGTCATCAAGTATCAGGGTGGTAAGAGTAAAGAACTGCCACTGATTAAACAAATGCTCCCCAGGGATTATGACCGAGTTGTTGAACCTTTCTGTGGTGGTGCTGCTGTATCATTTGGATTGAAGACCCCTGCTATCTTGAATGACATCAACCCGATGGTGATCAACCTCTACAAAGTATTGCAGAGTGATGCCTATGTAAAAGTTTTGAATCATATCAACGAGATCAAAACGTATGATCATGATGCACTTCAGCAAGCATACTATGCTGCAAGAGATGTAATCAATAACCCAGATGATCATACTTCAGAAATACAGGCAGTCTCATATATTATTGTGAGACAGTTGTGTTTTTCTGGCATGGAAAGATATAATGTAAATGGTGAATTTAATGTGCCGTTTGGACATTACAAGAAAATGTCCTGCAATCTAACACCAGACCATCACATATTCCTGAGTAAGTGTGACATCAGGCAGGGATCATTTGTTGATCTATTTGATGACATAACTGTTGATGACTTTGTATTCATTGATCCACCTTATTTGGACAGGTTGGGTTACACTCAAGGTGATGGTGGTGATACTCTACATGAAGAACTTGCACGTTGTTTGAAGTCAACTGATGCAAAGTGGATGATCATACACAGTGACCATGATTTCTATCGTGAGAGTTACAAGGACTTTAACATTATGGACAAAGACTTTGTTTATGCTCAAAGGTTTGGAAAGGATAAAGAAAAAAGTCAAGCACCTACGATAGACAGTTTTGTTGATGAAAATGTAGAAAAAGAGGAGAAACCTAAAGTTCTAAAAGATCACACAGGAGCAAAAGTAAAACACCTTTATATCACAAACTATTAACACAATATCATGCAATTAAAGTTACTCACCTCCAAAGTGTCCCCATAGTGTAAGGGGGCAACCCCGAACAACAAACTGGGCGCGTTAGCTTGCATCGGTAAGTCCCAGCATTTTTTTCTTTCTTCATCATGGCAACACGTTCCCGCATCGGTATTGAACTTAAAGACGGATCTATTCTGTCTGCCTATCATCATTGGGACGGTTATCCTCAGTGGTTGGGTCGCATCCTGAACACACATTACAACAGCAAACAGAAAGTAGCAGACCTCATTGATGGTGGCGACATGTCATCTTGCTGGAGTGATGATGTCTGGGGCAAAAATCGCACCGATGGTAACAAGTATGGTCCCGAGTATTATTCTGCTCGCGGTGAAGATTGCCCCCCTCGTTATGATAACAATGTGAAAGAGTTTCTTTCTAATGGTGAAGAGTTCTCCTATATTTTCAGAAATGGTGAATGGGTAGCATATGATATGCACCAGTTTGAAGACAACAAACAACCTGAAATCGTCGAAATTCCTACTGGAGCACTTGCAGCATGATTATTGAACGTGAACAACTTACAGTCAGTCGTAAGGAATGGGAGTGTTACAGAAGCACTCCTGACTTTGTTATCGACGAGATCAATTCTACCTTTCTTGAGATCTTACAGACAACAACTAGCCCCCGTTATGCACAAAAACGTTTTTATGATTTTGCTTATGACAGTGGTTTTGATCTGTATGGACTTAGGGATACTGAGTGTTGTATAGTGGCAACAGATATTATCAATACATATTACAAATCCAACATTGATCGTTGGGCATATATGGAGATCTAAACGAACTATGTTAGACTTGGACAAGATCACTCACGAACAAAAGGAGGCACTAGCAGAAGATTGTGAAGACTTTCTTCTGCATCGACATATACCACTCCATTCACATTCATACGATAACATCATCAACCAAGCGTTGCGTGAAGGTTATCAAATGTCCAGATTTGACCGTTTCATCAACAAACCAAAATGACACAGAAAGAAATCGAAGAAACTGCGGATGAGTTCTGGAAAGAAGTTGAAAAGGAAGCAGCAAAACTTGAAGTTACTGTTGATTACTACATGTTGGAATTTTTCTGTTCCTGACATAACTGCTTGACCAACAATAACATTTACACTAAAATTAAGGAGTAATTTACTGAAACCGATGGCACCTAAGTTTTTCTACATTGTTGACCATTTTGTTCCATTTCCCACATCTGAGTATGGAGGAATTTGGAATGTTGTTGCAGAACATGATGATGAATGTTTTGATCTAATTGTTGATGAAGATGATGGATTCAATGAAAAGTATTACAATCGCCTGCGTGAAAACATTATGAAAGCGCCAACATTTCAGTTAGCTAATGACCATCAATCTGAGATTGTGGAGGAGTTTACTACATGAAACCTGACATGATTGTTGGATGGAAAGAGCACATCAAAAAAGGTAATGTTTGGCGTGTTGAGTTAGAACTTTCCATGCAAGAAACGCCGGGTGAGTTTCACATATACAATGTGGAGGTTTATGTAACGGCACCTACATCAGCACTTGCAATGTATATTGTCACTACAATGTATCCAGATTATGAATCCATTTCTGTTGATGATGAACCAGTTACAACTGCCCCCTGATTTTCCACACCAACCACCCGAAGGTTATCATTATGAAGTTGAATCGTTTCGACGTAATGTTTTACGCATTTGCATTGTCAATGATGGTTCTTTCTCCTATACTAATGTTGCACCTAAATGTGTATGGGGATTTGTTAAAACGACAGGAAAGAATGGAAGCAGTAAGAAGACTTACCATGCCCCCATCAACTTCAATAAGGTAGGAAATGTGGTAGACATTAGTGATACTCGCCCCTATACTGCAATGCAGTTAAATCTAAATCCATTAGAAGCGGCGTTTATATGACTCACTATATTCCACAGGTGAATGATTATGTTGCATGGAAAGAACATGAAGGTTGGGTATATTTTGCCTGTCCAGAATATATCAGTATTGAACTGAGTGTAAAGTGCAAGAATGATGAAAACATAAAACATTGTCCCCTCCATGAAAAAACACATTGTTTGCTTGTGTGTCAAAAGTGGTATTGGGATGAGTTAGAATACGTTAAAACTAGAAAGAATAAAAATGCGGGAAGTCTTGAAGATATGGAAGTATTCGTTAGGAAGTTTTAGCGATGATAAAACAGAACCATATGACAACTATGTGGTTCTCATACGCAGCATTATATTTGTATCTTATCTTATTACTAATTGTTTTATTATTAGCGGAGTAATTCGTCACTGGAATGAAGTACCAAGTTATCTACCAACAACCGAAAAAGAAAGGATTTGCAACACAGAAGGCAACATTCTTCAAGATTGAAGATGCAGTTTTTTGGGAAGAACTAATGAAGAAAAATGGTTGTAAAGACTTTGAAACTCATGTAAGTTAAATATTACTCACCTCTAAAGTGTATCAGTAACGTAAGCATCACATTATGGACAACTACCTGACAGAACAACAAGTCGAAGAACTTGTAAACTTTGACTACATGGAAGAAGATCTTGAAGATCTTATCCAAGACCCAGAAAAACTTGACATCAACGATTATCTTAACTCCAACATCGACTACTGAAATGAATTTTCCTACCGAAACTGTCAACGTGCTTGCACACCTTCAAGAACTGCGTAAGACTTGGAAAGACCAAGATTTTCGCTTGACAAAGGATCAGCAGCAACAATATGATATGTTGATGCAAGCACGAAAGGAACGTGTTGCATGGTTCTATGAAACTGGACGTGTGCAAGTTGGACCTAAAGTGACTAAGGAAAAAGAAAAAGAACAAGAAGAAGAATGATACAAACACCGGGGTTTCCACTACTCTGACTTAGAAGCAGAGACCATGAAGTGGTGTAAAAGAATAATTTAAGTTGATGCAACACCCATTCCAATCTCCTGCTATTCTAAATAGTAGGAGATTTTTTTGTAGATAGAATGAAGACGTACATTCAGTTTATTACTGAAGTCTATGACAAAGATGTCATGGATCGTTCACAGATCAGCAAGACTGGTGAAGGTGGACGTGTGGGTGCTGATAGAAGAAAAAGTGAACCCGAACGCCGTAGAATGAAAGCAGTTGGTGGTGGTAAAATGGTGCCAGCAGCACCATATAAGGATCGCAAAGATATTGGAACACAAAGACAAAGAAGCACACGCGAACAACAACCCGAGCAGGAACGTGGTAGTGTTGAAGTTAAAAAGACATACGCTGATAAAGTTAAAGAACGCAGAGTTGCAGCAGCAAGAGCACGGGCAGCAGCAAAAGCATCTGGTGGTAGTGATAAAGTAGCAAAAAGTTCTGTAGCAAAAGCATCACAAGATGTAGAAAAACAAGCAGACAAGTTGTTAGCAACCAAGAAGAAAGAAGAACCTAAAAAGTCATCAACACCACGTCGTAATTGGAAAACTGACAGTGGTGGTGGAATGACAAGAAAGGAACGTGATTCTGCTAGAAATAAAGAAAAAGGTGCAGCACTGAAGTTAAAGAAAGCAGAATTAGTTCGGGACTTCACTGAGAAGAATGGTCGCCCACCAAAGGGTGCAGAACGCACAAGACTTCTGGGACTTGCACACAAGGCAGTAAAAGCAGGCATTTAAAAGTTACTCACCTTGAAAGTGTATCCATAGTGTAAGCATCGTCAGCACCCTTTACAAGCGTCTGTAAGGGTGCTATTATTATTTTTAGGTATCAACCCACTGTGACTTCATTGATTACACTTCGTCCGCATCAGATTCGCATCCTTGATCGTATGCGGAACTACAACAAAGGTCAGATCATTGTTCCCACTGGTGGTGGTAAAACAATGTGCATGATTCAAGATACTGCACATTCGCAACAATCTAAGTGTGGTCTTACCACTGTTGTTGTTGCTCCCCGCATACTTCTTGCTGAACAGTTGTGCAGTGAATTTCTGGAAGTAATTGATACTGCATATACGCATGTGATGCACGTTCACAGTGGTGAAACGTCACACTTCTCTACAACAAATGTAGAAAACATCAACCTGTTCGTAAATACAGCAAGGACTGCTGGTGAGAATGTTATCATCTTCACTACATATCACTCCTTGCATCGTATTCAGGAGGCAGATGTTGAAGTCAATACGATTTACTTTGATGAAGCACATAACAGCGTGCAAAGAAACTTTTTCCCTGCTACAAAACACTTTGCTGCTGTTGCTGATCGTTGCTACTTCTTCACTGCTACTCCTAAGCATTCTCTTACTGTTTCTAAACCTGGAATGAATGATGGATCTGTTTATGGTCAGGTCTTGGTCAATGTTCCTGCACCTGAGTTAGTTGAACAGGGTTACATTCTCCCTCCCAAAGTTGTAGTCAAGCAACTGCCTTTGGTGAAAGGTCGTAAGGTCATGTATGCAGAGGATGCTGACAATCTGCTGGAAACTATCGATGACAATAACATCGACAAGACTCTGATTTGTGCTCGTACCACAAAGCAGATTGTTGGTCTTATATCACAATCAGACTTCTGTGCTGAGTTGTATCAACGTGGTTATTCTTGGATGACAATCACATCTAAGACTGGTGCAATTATTGATGGCAAGAAGGTTGACCGTGAAAAGTTCTTCGACACGTTGAACACTTGGGGTCGTGATCCTGACAAGAAGTTTGTAGTTATTCACCACAGCATTTTGTCTGAAGGTATCAATGTGTCTGGTCTTGAGGCAGTCATTTTCATGCGTAATATGGACTACATTGGTATCAGTCAGTCTATCGGTCGTGTGATCCGTCTGGGTGGATCTGAGAAGACGTTTGGGTTAGTTTGTGTGCCAACATATGACTCGGTTGGTATCAGCACTGCCAAAAAAGTTCAGGCAGTTGTTGATGTCGTGTTCAATCAGGGACAACCTGCCATCAGTGAAATTCGTCGATGACAAAGTTACTCACCTCCAAAGTGTCCCAGTTGTATAAGCAACACTAAAATGTTCGTAACTCAAACCAAACCACAGTTCCTGACCGAAGCACTCATTGAAGTGCTGAACAATGAATGGAAAGTTCTTTCACTTGAAAATGGTCGTTCTGTTTATACTCAACTTGAGTATGAAGTGGGTCGCAAGTATATTAAAGTTTGGTCTTATCTTGTCGGTGATGAGGGTAGAATCAGGGGACGTTCTTGCTGGATGTTCGTTGATAAGAACTATGGTGAATGTTACAAACCAGCATCATACAAAGCACCTGCAAAAGGTGTCCGCTATCTGATCACTCAACTGGCAGATAATCCCCATATTTGTGATCCTTACGGTTCGTTCCTGTATCTTTGATTATGTTCGCTGACACCAATCGTCAACTTCGTAAACTTTCTATCTACAAACCAATGCAATTTCGTGTGACTGAGATTGACTTTGATTTTGATTCTGATTCCTTTGATGAAGAAGTAATGGACACCGAAGATCGTCAAGAAATTATTGATGAAGTTCTAGCAACAACTTGGCAAGCAAGTGATGCTGATGATCTTGTGGAGGAGATTACATCTGCCACAGGTTGGTGCGTTAATTCTATCGATTACATTTACATTCTGAACTGAAACCATGATTACTTCCAAAGCACAAATGATCCGCATCATGAAAAAATGTGATGGGGCAGATACATTAACCCGTGAACAAAAGTTTCAAGTCTTTGTCAACGTGTGCGATAACATGTTGAAGGAAGGTAGAATGACCAAAGCAACACACAAACGTTTCACGGAGATTTGGTGATGATTGAAGACGTTACAAATTCACCAAAAGATTGGGAAGATTTTTGGTACTCACCTGAAAAATATGGTTCTTGGGAGTATTACAATTCAGAAAGCGAAGGGCGTGACATTCGTAACATCGACCCCAATACATTACGCTACGTTGAGTATGTTATGGGTGATAGACCTTACCCACCTGCGTTCAAGCGTGGTTCAAGATTAAGCGATTAAAAAGTTACTCACCTCCAAAGTGTCCTAGTTGTATGAAAAACACCCACCTCGAACACCCCGAAGACGCTATCCTAACAGGCGATCTGTCTGTTCTGGATTGGTTTTCTGAACCCGATAGTTTCATCAGCACCAAAATGGATGGTGCTCCTGCTATTGTTTGGGGCACTAATCCTGCAACTGGTAAATTCTTTGTTGGCACTAAAAGTGTCTTCAACAAAGTAAAGATCAAGATCAACGAATCACACGGTGATATTGATCGCAATCATTCTGGATCTGTTGCTGATATATTACATCATTGTCTTGATTATCTTCCCGACTTTAAGGGAATTATTCAAGGTGATTTTATTGGTTTCGGTGGTAGTGACACTTACACGCCAAATACTATCACATATAAGTTTCCGAATGTAGTCACTGAAGAGATCATTATTGCACCGCATACTTATTACACTGCGGACAATGATTTGCGTGATGCTGTTGCTCAACCGATGAAGTTTCGGATCACTGATACTTTCTATTGCAAGTTTGTGCAACCTAAAGTGTTGCTAACTGAAAATCGTGAAGATATTGCTGATGTCTGTGAATTTGCCCGCCAGATGTCTACATTGTGTGAATTTGTAGATGACAAGAAAGCAGCAAAGATCAAGAAGGCAATCAATACGATGATTCGCAATGGTGCTGAATTAGATGATTTTGCAATTTCAGTTTTTGCTGACTGTGACATCAATCTAGTCAGATTGTGGAAGTTGGTTGCAACAATCAAAGCAGATTTGTTTTTGTTTATTCATTCAACTGACGATATTGAATGTTCTATCTGTGGACATGAAACGTTTCATGAAGGTTATGTAATCACAAACAAGTATGGCATGTTCAAGGTAGTTGACCGCGAAGAATTTTCATATGCTAACTTCAACGTTCAGAAAAGTTGGTCCTGATAAAAGTTACTCACCTCCAAAGTGTCCTAGTTGTATGAATGACACTACCTACAACGAGATCTTAAAGGTCTGGAACTACGAAACACCTGACGATTTTGCAATCTTCAGTGAACTTTACTACCAGATGTTCGGTGAGGATTTTGACATTCCTTACACAACAGAATCCACCACTTCTTCTTTCTTTCCCTACGATTGATCATGCGAATCTTTTTTCTTGCCTTGTTTGTTATTCTTGGTGCTAATCTTGGCATTGAATTGTTAGATAGCAACATGACACAAATTATCAAAGATCGCAACCAAACTATTCAACGTTCTATCAACAACCTTTGATCATGAAACTGTATCATCCCGAGCACACTATTCAGGTTGATTTCTATCCTGTCAAGTATAGTGACGGAACGATTAGTGAAAGGTTAATCTACAAGACTGTAACTTTCGGTATCAATGGACCGAACCCAGTTGTCAGCAAGCGTTACATCAACCGCAAAGAAATGAATCGCGAGATTGATAGTCGCGTTCATGGATTTGGGTATGAAATAGTTGACTTTCACACTGATCCACAACTATACAACAGCGCACTTACTTGTGCCTGCTAATTATTCTAATCTTATTTTCACACTAAAATGACTGACAACCTTGAAATGTTGACCCAACGTGAACAACTAATGGAGGACATTGATTCTATTGTTGAATCATACTTATGTGGTAGCAATGTTAGATCTTTTGAGGTAGAAGAATTGGTCCGCATTTTATGTGATTCTGTTTGCAAAAACTTTCCCATTAACTAATGTCCTTTATTTCTTTTCCCACTGATCCTAACACCATGAATCGTTCCGAACTTCAACAAAACCTTGTCGATTGCATTGTTGATGGTATGGATATGGAGATGCTATGTCAACTTGCATGTGATGCACTTTCCACAACTTATGATGGTTATTCTGATTCAGAATTGATGGAAGAAGTAAAAGAATACTACCCACATTTGTTGGATTAAAAGTTACTCACCTCCAAAGTGTCCTAGTTGTATGAATAACACACTTTTTTCCGAAACCAACCTGACTGAACTTCAGGATTTTATGTTCGACACTATGTTACCTGCTGGTGATTGTGTTGATTGGTTCTGCGATCGTCACGATGTTAGTGCAACTGACGACGTGATTGATTTTGTTGTTGATGCACACTTTGCCTTCTTCGGAGAGTGATACCAATGCAAGAAACTAAGTTCGATCTTTACGGCGAGTTTATTCGCCCCAATGGTCATCAACAGTATGACATTCTGAGTTACCTTGCCGAGACAAGAGAGGAGGCAATCGCTACATGTAAGCGCCTCAATCCTTACTTCCACATTATCACAATTCGGGTAGATAATACAAAACCTGAAGTTGTAAAACTCCAATCTTTAATCTGAAACTAATGAATTACACACTCAAAGAACTTCGCGATCGTGTCAACAAAATGATCGAACAACAAGGTGAAGATGCACACTGTGGTGCATGGATCTACACAAAAGAAGATTGTCACTTAAAGGATGAAGATGGCAACATTGATTGTGATAGCACAGTAAAAGATCCTGATGTTATTGAGCGCATCTTCGATGATGTTGGCAACATTGATTACATCTACCAAGTCATTCAAGAATGTGTAGATGAAGTCACTGAAGAACAATGGATGCAGTATCAACAAGAATTGTATGGTTCTTAAAGTTACTCACCTCCAAAGTGTCCTAGTTGTATGAATAACACTTCCACGATGATCCAAGACGATACGATCAAAGCAAAGTCCATCCTGAAGCAGATTCAAGGATGCAAAGTTGAAGATGATAACAACAATCGATATGAGGTTGTTGATGTTAAATGCTTCAACGGTCAAGTTCGTTTCATTGGACTAAAAGATTCCGATGGCGTTATCAAGTATGCTAGCGAGAATTGCTACATGTCAATGGCAGATGTTGCCTGATCCGTACACTTTTCTTTTTTAATCATGCTTCGCAAAATCACAGTTCATTCTGAAAATTCCATTCGCTTCACACCTGAAGCAAAGGAAATCACCCAACAATTAAATGAATATCGCCGTGCAAATGGTGAGGTTTCGTTGAAAGAAATGGCAAAAATCTTTGGTCTGAGAGAGACAAATTGTGCCAACTATTACTATGGCAAGCATCACTATGTTGGTGGATATTATAATGGTGTCAATTACACACAAATGCGCAAGGGTGCATGTGTTGACCTTTGAATTTATCAACGCATTAAAGTTACTCACCTCCAAAGTGTCCTTATAGCATAGGGACACCCACCGATCCCAATTCATTTCACAAACAAACAAACATGCGTAAGATTGAAGAACAGATGATTGCTGCCATCAAGAACAGTCAAGACTGGCAATCTGCTAACACTTCTGTTCACTTTAATGAAGAAGAAAATGCTTCTATTGTTCGCCTTCATGGACACAAGATTGCTGAGGTTGGTGATGACTATCTGACACTGTTCGATGGCGATCATCAGACAAAAACTACAAAGTCACGATTGAACGCAATTCTTGGTGAGTTCGGTTATACTTGCGGAACCAAGCGCGAGTATATTTTCCAGAAGCAATATGAATGGTTCCTTAACTTCTTCAATCCACTGTCTGATCAGATTGAAGTCATTCCTTTTGTTGATGGCATGATGCTTCCTGGTTGAATTTGTATAGTCCTGAGTATGACTTAAAACTACTCACATATCCTCACTGTTTAACATTTTTTCATGTCTAGAGAGATTGCCTTTGGTCTGCTGAATCTTGCCGGTAATGGTAACGAGATTCTTTCCATTTTGGATGTTATCGAGTCGAGCGATTGCGCTGCTGATAATGACACTGAAGGAGGCGACATGATGGATTGAAGGTAACAACGAAAAGGGGTGATTTTTGCCCCTTTTTTGCACAAATATATAAAGATTATGCTTTTTTTATATTAAAAAAGGTTTTTTAAATGTATTTGTGTTGTTTGTATCGATCACTGAAAGTATCTACAAAGGTGCCCTGAATACGCTGCAAAGTATCTACAAAGGTGCTGCAAAGGTGTTCTGGGGTAGTGATCTTAGCGTGCAGTCTATCACATCCGCGCAGAAATGTCAACGACCCGCTGATAGCAAATCCTGACAGATCATCGCAAAATTGATAGGACTTTCTGATAAATACAACGACTGATATTGACAGTCTAACAGTCTTATTCTATACTGTAAAAGTATCACCAGCGGAGCACCAATCATGTCAGCAGTCTACTCAGAAGCACGGAAGGCGCGGTATCGTATCACCCTGGATCTGGACGTTCTTGGTGATTTTGATCCGCACAATATCAGTTGGG